AGTGCAGGGACGCATTTTTGGCAAGCTTGTGAAGCAGGATGATTCGATGGCAGACGGCACGCTTCTTGTCGGCTATCCCGACCTGCTGAAGGGCAACGTCTTTGACGGCATCGACGTTCAGGGCTACGTAGCCACAGACGGTTCGCAGAAGCATTGCTTTGATGGCTATCTGCTTTACGATTGCGGGCTTGTCGTTCCCGAGGGATTCGTTCAGCTCACCGTCAAGCAGTCCTAATCTTACGGGGGCGCATCATGGCAGAAGACAAGACAGACCTTGTATCCGCTTGCCGCGCCGCGTTGCGCATCCCCGCCGATTGCCTTATCTATGACGATGAAATAGCCGACCTTATCAACGCCGCCCGTTCCGCACTTAGGGCGGGCGGCGTCACTGAAGCCAAGGCGAACAGTGACGATGACGCGAGCGTGCGCGTTGCTATCAAGGTCTATGTAAAGGCTAATTTCGGCATGGATAATCCCGACGCCGAACAGCTCATGCAATCCTTCCGCGACATTCTTTGCCGCATGGCTGGGAGCACCGAGCATGGCACCGCCACGAAAGCGGGTGCGCAATGAGCATGTGGGCTGGTGTTTGCCAGCTAATCACAGAGACGCAGACGCGCGACAAGCGCGGCGTTGTCTCAACCAAGACAACCGAGCGCGACACGCCGTGCAACGTCTATAGCATCAGCGCAGCAGCCTATTACGCGGCGAGCGCCGCCGGCATCCGACCGCAAGCGGTTATCGAGCTGAGGGCGTGCGCCTACCGCGACGAATCGCTAGTTAGGTTCCGTGGCACCGTGTACGCCGTCGAGCGCGTGGAGCGCACGCCGGACAACGTGCGGCTGACGCTTGTTGAAAGGGTGGGCAATCGTGAGTAGGGGCACAAGCAACGACATTGAGCGCACCATCAACGCTTACATGCGCGAGTGCATAGACGAGAACGAAGAAGTCTTGGAGCAACGCGCAATCGACGCCGGCAAAGACGCAGTGAAAGAGCTGAAGAAGGAAAGCCGCAAGCGCACTGGACAGTACGCCAAAGGCTGGAAGTCAAGCGTTGACAGCGGAGAAGCCGGCGTAGAAGTCACCGTGCATAACAAGCAGTACCAGCTAACGCACCTGCTTGAAAACGACCACGCTATCAAGAACCAGACCGGCAAGACATATGGAACAGCGCACGGCGACAAGATTATTTCGTCTGTTGCAGAGCGGATAGGCGAGCAGTTCGCCAACGGCGGCGGCGATGCAAAGTGATGAAGATAGATGACCTTTGCAAGCTGCTTGACGGCTTGGGCATCCCTTGGACTAACGAGGGCTACACGGACGAAGACCGACCAGAGCCGCCATACATCAGCCTTGAAGCCGATTTGGGCGGCACCAATTACGCCGACAACAAGGCGTGGGCAAGCTGGATGAACTACGAAATCCTGCTTTACACGGCGCATCGCGCCTATGAGCTGGAAGACAAAATCGAATCGGCGCTTGATGCCGAGGGATGCGCCTATAGCGAATCCGTCACGCACGTAGACGGCGAACGCCTTGTTGTCGCTTCCTTCTATGTCAGCGTGCAAGAGTAAAGGAGAAACAAAAATGCGTAACGGTTATTTTGGCGTGCGCAATTCGCACATCGCGATTTGCACCGACGAAGAGAAGCTTACCTATAAGACACCCGTTCACATCGCGGGCACCGTCGAGATTTCCATGGAGCCGAGCGTTGAGAGTGGCACGAGCCACGCCGACAACTCCGTTTGGCTGGAAGAGCAGCAGGACAACGGCGGTTCCGGAACAATGAGCTTCTTTGACACCGAGAGCACGCCCGAGCTTAGGCAGCTTATCGCCGACCTTGTGGGCTATGAGATCACCAAGGACGGGCGAACCAACATGAAGGCTAACAAGAAGCCAAAGCCCTTTGCCTTCATGTGCGAGCAGCCGGGGCACGTGCTGGGGCGGCGGCGTTGCCTTCTCATGTGCCAGCTTTCCAAGCCGACGCTTGACATGAAGACAACCGAAGATTCGCCCGAGATCACGCAGCTTGACTATCCGTTCACGTGGAAGCCGATTGTTCCGCCCGGCGGCACCGATGATGACCGCACGAGCGGCTACGACAGCTTCACGGGCGTTGCCGGCTATGACACGTTCTTTGATGCCGTCAGCGTCGAGGGGCTTCTTAAGAGCGCCACGAGCGGCACCGCAAGCACTACTAAGGCGAGCAAGTAGAAGGCGGGTAACGAATGGTAATCAAGATTGGTGAAACCGAGTATGAAGCGGCTTTCAACGGCTTCACGCCGATTGTCTTCTCACGCTGCTTCACGGTGCAGAAGCTTGACGCCAACGGGAAGCCCACGGGCATTTATCGCCCGAAGGACATTAACGAATCCGTTGGGCTGCTTGCCGATTCCTTGCAGTCCTACGGAGTGCCGGCAATGGCACCGCTGCTAGAAATCCTTTATGCGTGCATCAAGACGGCGACGCCAAAGTTTGACGTGCCGTTCGGCGATTGGGTCAAGTCTTTGCCAGCTGGAACGTTCGACCTTCAGAAGGGGGACGGTTGGGCGGCTGACGTGATCAAGATTGTAGAAGACAACTTTTTTCCTTCAGCATCCCATGGAGTGGCACCCAAGACCGCCAAAAAGACCCGCGCCGCCGCTTCCAAGCAGTCTTAGCGACGCTTGCGACGCCCGCTATCTGTATGACTGCCAGCAATGCGGGCTGACCGTCACCGACCTACAGCAGCTTAGCTATAGGCAGGTCAAAGACCTGCTGGAAATACACGCGTTCTATGCGGACGCGGCGGCTAACTACGAGGATGACGAGAAGGCACGCAAGGCAGAAGCGGCGTTCTGGGGCTGATCATGAACGCTTCACAACACCGCACCCGCCGGAAGGTGGGCGCGGTGCTTGAAACGCTCACGGACTTTGACAACCGAAGAGGGGTGAAGGCATGGCGGTTAGCTACAAGGGTCTTGTTATCAAGTTCGGCGGCGACACGACCGAGCTTCAAGGCGCCTTGAAGAAGGTTCAGAAGGCATCGCGCGACACGCAAAGCGACCTGAGAGAGATTAACAAGGCGCTGAAGTTCAATCCCGGCAACACAGAGCTTCTTTCGCAGAAGGTCAAGACGCTTAACGCGGCTTACCAAGAGACGGAACAAAGGCTTGATGCCTACAAGCAAGCCTTGGCGACGCTAGAGGAAAAGAAGCAGAGCGGCGCGAAGCTCACCGAAGAGGAAGAAAGGCAATACGATTCCCTGAAGCGCTCAATCATTGAGTGCGAATCGCAGCTTGATTCTTACGGCGACAAGATAAAGGCGACAAGCACCGAGCTTGAAGCATCGCAAACGAAGATATACCAGCTTGGGCAATCGCTGAAGGACAACGCCGACAAGTGGGAAGAGCACGGCAAGCGCGTTGAAGCCGTGGGCAATATCATCATGGGCGCGAGCACCGCCGTTGCCGGCGGCGCGGTTGCAGCCTTCAACGAGGTAGACGCCGGCGCGGATACCGTCATTCAGAAGACGGGCGCGACGGGGGAAGCCGCCGAACAGCTCAACCAGTCTTTCGAGAACGTAGCCAAGCAGTCTTCCGCATCCATGGAAGAGATCGGCACGGCGGTTGGCGAGGTTTCAACGCGGTTCGGTCTTACCGGCGAACAGCTGGAAAGCACATCGCTTCAGTTCTTGCGCTTTTCGGAGAACACCGGCGTTGACGTGACAACCGCTTGTGAAGATGCGTCAATGGCTATGCAGGCGTTCGGCGTTGACAGCTCACAAGCCGGCGACGTGCTGGGCATGTTCCAAACGGTTTCACAGCAGACCGGCATAGACGTTCAAACGCTCATGGCGGACGTGAACGCCAACGGCGCGACCTTCCGCGACATGGGGCTTAGCATTCAGGATTCGGCGGCGCTGCTTGGGAGCTTTGAAGCCGCCGGCATTCCCGCAGACCAGATGTTGACGGGCTTGAAGAAGGCATCCGCCAATTGCGCCGCATCTGGGAAAGACCTAGGCACGACGCTGCAAGACCTAACGAAGCGGCTTCAAGACCCGGCGACGCAGGCGCAAGCGACGCAGGACGCAATAGACCTTTTCGGGTCCAAATCCGCAATGGCTTTCGTTGACGCCGCCGAATCGGGGCGCGTGAACCTAGACGCGCTGGGCGGTTCGCTTGATGACTACGCAACCGCCGTCGATGACACCTTCGAGGGCACCGAGGACGCGCCCGACAAGATGAAGGAGAGCCTTCACGCGCTTCAGATTTCGGGCGCTGAGCTTGGTGCGGACATTCTGGACACGCTGTTGCCGGCGGTTCAGAAGGCGGCTGAGGTTGCCGACAAGCTGAAGGAGGTCTGGGACGGTCTTTCACCGGCGCAACAGCAGCTTGCCGCTAACGTCGTACTTGGCGGCATCGCCTTTGGCGGGCTTACAAGCGGCATCGGCAAGGCTATGCAAGCAGCAGACAACATCGGCACGACGTTTCAGAACGTGGCAAAGTTCGGCACGACGCTTACGGGCGCGGCTGGAAAGGTCAGCGGCGCTTTCAGCGGGCTAACGTCGGTTCTCATGGCTAACCCATGGGTGCTTGTCGTTGCCGGAATCGCCGCCGTCGTTGCAGGTCTTGTGTGGTTCTTCACGCAGACCGAGACGGGCAAGCAGCTGTGGGCAGAGTTCACGGGCTGGATTTCCGAGAAGTGGCAGGCGGTGCAAGACTTCTTTGCCGGCGTGCCCGCGTTCTGGCAAGGCATCTGGGACAGCGTAACCGGTGCCGTGCAAGGCTTTGTCGATGGCGTGGGCGAGAAGTGGGACGCGCTGAAGCAAGGCGCGTCGGACACGTGGACTGCCATACAAGATGGCGCTTCCACCGCTTGGCAGGGCATACAAGACACCGTGGGCGGGCTTGCGCAAGGTGCCGTCGATGCCGTCTCCACATGGTGGGGCAATCTGACCACCAACACGCAGACGGCGTTTTCCGCAATCGGTCAGACCGTGCAAGGCGACATGAGCACGGCGCAGACCGTGGCGAGTTCGGCGGCGGGCGCACTGCAAGCGGCAATGAGCGGCGATTGGTCAACGGCGCTAACGGACGCAGGAAACGCGTTTGGAGCTATCAGGGACAACATTCAAGGCAAGATGGACGCGGCGCGGCAAGCGGCTATCAACATCGCCGACAACATCGGCGCAAAGCTTGGCTTCCCCGGTCTTGGCACCAAGGTTGCGGGCGTCTTTGACGGCGTGAGAAACGCCATTACGAGCAAGATTCAGGACGCTTGGAACTTCATCAGCGGCATACCAAGCAAGATCATGAATGCCTTCAGCAGCATTCGCATTCAGTTGCCGCACATCAACTTGCCGCACTTCAAGGTAAGCGGCGGCTTCAACCTAGATCCGGCGCATTTCAGCCTGCCTTCAATCGGCGTCGATTGGTACGCCAAAGGCGGCTATTTCGACAAGCCTTCAATCATCGGCATCGGCGAGAGCGGCGGCGAGTTCGCGGCACCAGAAAAGCAGCTGTGGAACTTCATAGAACGCGCCGTAAACCGCGCGTTCTCGAACCAGCAGGGGCAGCAAGTCAACGTGGCTGTTGAGGTCAACGCCACGGTGGCGGGCAGCATGGACGCATACCAGACCGGGCAGCAAATCGGCTTGGGCATCGCAAGCAAGCTAAAGCAAAGGGGTGTGAGCGTTGCAACGTAAGCAGCAGAGGGCGCAGACAGACCGCCTGAAGTTCAACGGGCACGACCTTAGCGCCCTTGTCTCATGCAAGGTGAATCGCCCTATAATGCCGCCCGTTGACGCGACGTTCGAGAGCGTCAGCGGCAGCGACGGCGAGATTTTCAAGAGCGCCTACTTCAGCGGGTATGACTTGCCCGTAGACGTTTGGCTTAGGAGCGATGACAGAAGGGACGCGGCAACGGTTCGGCACGCGCTTGCGCAGATGCTTTGCACGACCGAACCAGCGCCGCTTTACCTTCCCGATGACCCGACGCGCTACCTTCTGGCAATCGTCAAGGGCGACACAGACCTTGGCGAGATCACGGACAGCAGCCCTTCAACGACAATCACCTTCCACATAGGCAACCCGTTCTTCTATGGGCGCAAGCGCCGCGTCGATGTGTCAGCGGGCACGTTCACGGTAAACGCCGGCGGCGACAGACCAACGCACCTGCACATCACGGCAAAGCCCGCGTCTAGCGCCGCTTGGTACGTGCAGAACATCGACACGGGCGAGGAAGTCAAGCTTGCGTCGAGCGTCACGAGTTCAAGCACCGTGCGCGTGGACATGGCGCAAGAGCACGCGACCGTCAACGGCAACCTTGCCGCCGTGACGCTTGATTCAGACTTCTTCACCATCGAGGGACGAACCAAGTTGCGGCTTAGCAGCGGTTCGGCGGTTCTGGAATGGTGGGAACGATGGCTATAGTTAGGCGAATCGGCTTCACGCGGTTTACGAGATTCGGCGTGAACCTTGGACGCTTGCACGTGACGAGCGCAAAGCATACCGAAGCGCTGGACGGGACGGACGAACTGAAGGTCACGTGCAGCGATGACGTTAACAAGGGCGATTACATCGTATGGATTGACAACCAAGGCATCGCGCATGAGCACATCGTTGATGACGTGGAGCGCGAGCATGGCGAGGATGGGACGCTAGAAACCACTTTCACGGGCGTTAACTCGATAGCCGAGCTTTGGGACGATTGGACGGATGACAAGCGCCCGTCGGGTCAGGTTGCCGTTGCGCTTCAAAGCGTGCTCAACGGCACGCGCTGGACGGTTGGCACGTGCGACCTTGCCACAAGCGCAAGCGTCGTTCTCTACCATCAGAGCGCCCGCGAATCAATCTCCGACATTCTGGACGCATGGGGCGGCGAGCTTGAGACAACCATCGTCACCAACGGTTCTGAGGTTGTCGCCCGCCGCGTCGGCGTGCGCCGCTTGCGCGGCGACCTGAACAGCCCTAAGCGCTTCACGTGGACTAAGGACATTAAGACCATCAAGCGCAAGGTTTCGAGCGACAACCCAAAAACGCGCGTCTACGGTTTCGGCAAGGGCGTTGAGACTGAAAGCGGCGGATATGGGCGGCGCTTGACGTTCGCGAGCATCAACGGCGGTAGGTCTTACGTCGAGGATTCGGCGGCAACGAAGGTGTGGGGGCATCCCGGCGCAAACGGCGAGATCTTACCGGCTTGCACGAGCTACGTTAACGAGCAGTGCGAGGATGCCGCCCAACTTCTCAAAGAGACTAGGGCGTATCTCAAAGAGGTTTCGGAACCGAAGGTCAGCTACGAAGCGAGCGTCATAGACCTTTACGCTTTTGGGCGCGACTGGGAGGGCGTCGGCATCGGCGACCGCGTGGCAATCATCGACAAGGGATTCAGCGAATCGGGCGTGCGCCTTACGGGGCGCGTGTCACAGCTCGAACGCGACCTATTGACAGGCGACGCAGACGTTACGTTCGGAAACCTGCAAGACAGCATGGCGGACATGTGGCAGTCGGTCAGCCAATCGCTGAAGGCGCGAAGCCTTGCGGCGGCGACCTATGACGCCGTGGCGGGCGCGTCGGTGAGTTGGCTTGTCGAGCTGCAAGCCGCGCTTAACGACCAATTCAACGCGGTTGGAACCTACAAGGTCGAGACGTTCGAGCTTGGCACGATCTACAGCAACGTTCCGCTCAACGCGAAAACGGGCTTGCCGGTTCGCAGCACGTCTAGCATGTGGGCTGTGAACATATCAGGGCGCGGAATACGCCTTGCGTCGAGCCTAACAAGCTATGGGCAATGGAACTGGAAGACGTTTATAACCGGCGCGAGCGTCACCGCCGACCTTATCAATGCGGGGACTATGCGGGCTGACCGCATCCGCGCCGGGTTGCTCACAGACAACCTAGGGCGCAACAAGTGGGACTTGACAAACGGCACGCTCACAACGCGCTATATGTCGGCTCATTACATGACCGCCGACAACGCGACGGTAAGCGGCAACTTCACGTGCGGCTATACGTCAAACATGCTGAAGCTTATCAGCGGACAGGTGCAGGGCTGGGAGAACGGTTCGCAAATCGGGTTCATCGACTATTCGGGGCACTTCCGGAACATCGCGACCGGCGAGCAATACAGAGGGTTGCAGCTTCAGGCAGAACGCGGCATCCGCATGAGTGCGCCCGAAATAGCGGTTTCGACAAGCGCCAACACAAGCGTTGTCGCGACCATCTGCCACACCGGGAAAATATCGCAGCCAATCATCAGCGAGATTCACGACGCCGGAAACGGCACCGTCGGTTGGCATTACGGCACGTTCTACTTGGAGTTCATGAACGGGCTATGCACGTCCTATGGCACCGTCGACACATGATAAGGGGAGCTTATGACACCATACATTTACGTTGCGCACGACCCATTGGCGATGACCGAAGCGCAGGTAACGGAGTTCGACCAAGCGTTGCTGAAGCAGGCTCGTGATGCGGGAATCGTCTTCATCAGGCAGGACATTAACGGGAACCGCGAGATCGTGGAATACACGGACGTTGTGCCGCCCGAAGCAGCCGAAGGCGGCGACGTATCGCTTGTTAAGCCCGAATACGTAGATGACCGCTTGCAAGCCGTCATTGACGTTTTCGACGCGCTGGGTTCCGCTGTCTTTCCCACGTCTGGGACAACCACGGCGTCAGATGGGACAAGCACGCCCGAAACTGGGACAAGCACAAAGCACAAGGCACGCAAGGCGGCTAAGAAGGTCACGCCCGAAGACGCCTTCAACGCAGCCCTTGCCGCGCTGAAAGAGATCGTGCAGGGTGGCGATGCCGAGTGAACACGCAGACGATAGAGCTTGACCTAAGCAAGGAAGGCTTGGGCACAAACCTTTTGCGCGTCGGTCAGGGCGACAAGGGCGGAACGACCATCAAGGCGCTTGTCTACGATGGCGGCGGCGAGGTCACGTTGTCGGGCTTCATGGCATACCTTGAAGTGCTTCTGCCAGACCGAGCGAGCTACTACCGCGCGGCGGCTACCGTGTCCGGCAACGCCGCCACGGTAACCGTGGACGAAAGCAAGCTTTGCCAGATTGCCGGATACACAGACGAAGCCTATTTCACGTTCGAGAAGGGCAACACGCGCTATTCGACCGAGCGTTTCGCAATCGAGATTCTAAGGAGCGCTACCGCCGGACAGAAACCCGCGCAAAGCTATGACGATGCAATAGACAGCCTAATCAACCGTGGAAGCGCCGCCGTAAACGCGGCGAACAACGCCGCCCAACGCGTCGAGACGGCAATCACCAACGCCAACAGCCTTGCGGCATCGATGCCGGCTTCCGGCGATTCGGTGGTGGCGCTAAAGCAGTCAAACGCCGTTCTCGCGACGGCATTAGCAGAGCTTCAGGACAAGTACGTAGTAATAGACGAAACCGCATTCGCGCCCGCAAACCGCATGACCGGCATTGCGGGCGAAACGCTCACGCTCACGAAGGCGAGCATGAGCGGCGAGACGGCAACGCTCAAATAAGGGGGTATCATGGCTGACCTTTCAAAGCTTTCAATCAACGGCACGGCGTATGACCTGAAGGACACGGCGGCAAGAGCCACGGCGGCGGCGGTTACAGCAGCCGAGGAATACGACCGGCAAGTGATCGCGGGGACATACGGCGGACGTTCGCTTGCCGATGCGTTCGCGGGCGAGATTGGAACGTCCAACGTCTATGCGTGGCTGCAATCACGCGCAAAGGCGGGCAACTTCACCGGCTTGCGCATCGGGGATTACATGGACGTACCCGTTTCCGCCACTACCAACGTTCCGGCGCAGACGGTGCGCTATCAAATCGCGGCGATTGACCCGTATTATCAGTGCGGCGACCAGCCGAAAGGGCATCATATCGCCTTTGTTCCGAGGGCAACAGTTGCCGTGCAAGGCGCTAAAGCCGTGAACAACAGCTATATCCATTGGCGAGACACCAACGACAACAACGGAACCGCCGACGTGAAGAACCCATATCTTGTTTCAAAGCTGCACGACTGGGAGATCAACGACTTCTTGCCGGCGCTTCCTTCAGCCTTGCGCAACGTGCTTATGACGCAACGCGTACTGCTCGAAGAGCGCTATTCGTCTAGCACGAAGCTTACCGAATCCGCTGGTTGGAGTTGGCAGGATCTAGGCAAGGTTTGGTCACTTTCGGAAACAGAAGTCTATGGTCAGTGCGTTTGGGGAACCAAGGGCTATTCCGTCGGGTTCGACTGCCACTTTCCCATCTTTGACAGCACGGCAAAGCGCCTGAATGGCGACCGTGCCGATTGGTGGCTCCGTTCGGTGGCTGGTGGTTCCGCGTCTCACGCGTGCTATGTCGACAGCGCCGGCATTGCCGACGGCTACGTGCCGACGGGTGAGTGGGTGCGCCCGCGCCCGTGCTTCCTTATAGGCTAAGAGCCGTGCTAATCGCTTGGCGGTGCCCGCCGAAAGGCGGGCGCATTAACAAGGAAGGCTTGCATTGAGTACCGTATTGGCACGCTACCGGAACATCAGCGGATATGAGTATTTCAACACCGCGCTACGAATCCGCACCGAGATAACGGCGCTTGTGACGTCCGCCGCAATGCCTAAGTCATACCGGTTCATTCTCGCTGTTCCCATGGCGCAGGCGGCGCGTGAGATAGTGGGCGACATTGTGACCGCTGACGCGTTCTATCCGAACACCGAGCACAACATCACGTATCGAAGGCACTATCTGACGCTTGCCGTTGCCGCTTGCGAGCTGCTTTTGCAAGACCTTCAATGTCTTGCAGACCTTGGAGTTGTGAAGGTGAGCAGGTGCGAGCGCTTGGCGGATGACCTAGAGAACGAAATCAAGCTGATTAGGGGCGCTCGAAAGGGTGTGAAGCTGCTTGGCGCGCGGTAGAATGGAAAGGCGTTGCATCTTGTATCGCGTGCCAATTGGTGGCTCCGTTCGGTGGCTGGTGGTTCCGCGTCTAACGCGTGCTATGTCAACAACAACGGCAATGCCAACAACAACGTGCCGACGAATGAGTGGATACGCCCGCGCCCGTGATTCCTTTGCAATGCCAGTCATTGCGGATACGTCCGCAATCCGTGCGCACAAGGAAGGAAGATGCAACGTTCGGCGCTTGCGCCGTAAATACGCACCCCGTGGGCACCGCAGACCGCTGCTTGCATGGCGCAGGTTTCGGCGTTCGCTTGCGTTTCATTGCTGGTGCCTAAGCGGCTATGGAATGCCGATTGGAAGCCGTGCGGGGTGCCTATGAAATCAGAAGAGCGGCGGGCGGCGAGACGTGCCCGCCGCGATGCAAAGAGAGCCGCGAACAAGGCAAAGCGCATAGAACAATGCACGCTTGAACAGATTACGGACGTTGACCACCTTTACAAGTGCGCCCACGCTTGCAGCGGCGGCGTTGGCTGGAAGGCATCCGTTCAACGATACATGGCGCGGTGCCTAACGAACGTTCGCAGGGCGCGTGATGACCTGCTTTCAGGCAAGGACATTCGGCGCGGATTCTTTGAGTTCGACATTTGCGAGCGTGGGAAGATGCGGCACATCACGTCGGTTCGCTTTTCCGAGCGCGTCATACACAAGGCGATGAACCGTTACGCGCTTGTCCCGGCGATAATTCCGACGGTCACCGCCGGTTGTTCGGCGAACATCAAGGGACGCGGCACCGAATACGCGCTAAAGCGTCTCAAACGGCAGCTTGCAAGGCACTACCAGAAGCACGGGCGGGAAGGCTACATACTGCTTGTTGACTTCTCTAACTACTTTGGAAACATCGACCACGACGCGGCAAAGCGCCTTGTCGATAGGTGCCTTGACGATTCGCGCGTGAAGGCGCTTGTCTATGATCAGATTGATTCCCACGGCTCACGTGGTCTTGGGCTTGGCAGCGAACCGAACCAAGTATTAGCAGTCGCGTTGCCAAGCCCTATCGACCACATGTTGTTGCGCACGCCTTGCGTTCTCGCGAGCGGGCGTTACATGGATGACCTTTATTGCATCGCGCTTCACAAGTCAGACCTTCACGCCGTCATGGCGGATATTCGGCGAGAGTGCGAAAAGCTGGGAATCATCGTCAACGAGAAGAAGACGCACATAGTGAAGCTATCGCACGGCTTTACCTATCTGAAGAAGAGGTTTGAGTATGGCGAAACTGGCAAAGTCATTGTGCGCCCTTGTCGCGCCGCCGTGACGCGCGAGCGGCGCAAGCTGAAGAAGCTAGACGCGCACAGGACGGTTAAGAGCATGGACGCGTTGTTTTCGCAGCTTTTCGGCTGACCGCAAACACACATCAATTAGAAGCCACAAGCCCGCACATGCGGGCTTTCTTATTGTGAGGGGCAAACATGGCATTCACAGAAGAGGAAGAAGCGGCGTTGCGCGGCATTCTCGCGATCTACAAGATGCAGGCATCCGCGTTTTCAGATGACTTGGCAGAAATCGCGCCCGCCATCTATCCGGCATGGACGGGCGACGCACACGCCTACGCAGAGGGCGAGCGCGTTTCATACGAAGGGACGCTTTACACGTGCCTTCAGGCGCACACTTCACAAGCTGATTGGTCACCATCGGCGGCTGTGAGCCTTTGGGCTAAGACGCTTTCCGCCGGAACCGCCGACACGCCGACGGGCGAGATTCCCGAATGGGTTCAGCCAGATTCAACGAACCCTTACTCGCAGGGTGCACGCGTCAAGCACAACGGGAAGGTTTGGGAGTCAATCGTTGCTAACAACGTTTGGGAACCGGGCGCAACCGGCACCGGAAGCGTTTGGCGTGAAGTGACAGAAGGCTAACCGTGACAATCGCAGACATATTCCTATCGGTATTCAGCATCGTTATGACCGCCGTTGTAGGGGCACTAAGCGCGACCATTCGCGCACAGCGCGAGAAGGCACGCGTGTTCGATGACCGATACAAGGAAGAGCCCGCGCTTTTGCTCAAAGGTATGCAAGTGCTCATGCGTGCAGAGCTTTTCAAGCTACACGAAGAGTACATGCAGGGCGGCAAACCGGTGCCGCTTGATATTAAGGAACAGGCAAACAGCGTGCATGAAGTCTATGCAGGGCTTGGCGGAAACGACGTTGGAACCCACCTTTGGCAAGAACTCATTGACGCGCACGCAGCTAATGAAAAGGAGTACCAGAATGATTAACTTCACCGCACGAGCCAAGAACAAGACGTTTTGGCTAACCCTTATCCCGGCGGTTCTGCTGCTGATTCAGGTCATAGCCGCACCGTTCGGCTATAACTGGGATTTCGGCGTACTTGGCGAGCAGCTTACAGCCATTGTCAACGCGCTGTTCGCTGTGCTTTCCATCCTTGGCATCGTCACCGACCCGACTACCGCCGGAATCAGCGACAGCAAGCAGGCTTTGACCTACACCGAGCCGAAGCGCGACGATGCGACCGCTTAGCCGCCACATGCCCTTGCCACTGGTTGCCGCGTTCCTTTGCGGCGTCTTGGCGGCTGGTTCAATCGGGCTTGCGCTCATGATCAACGCAGCCAACACGCCGCCGCCCGAAACGCACGAACAGATAACGCAGCTTGAAAGAGTTGATGACGTGCCCGCCGCACCGAAACCGGCGGGCACTTTCATGCCGCTGTACCTTCAGGCAGAACCGCAATGGGCGAATGTGCCATACGCCGGCGGGACAATCGGCGACAGCGGTTGCGGGCTTACATGCGCCGCCATGGCGGTTACCTACCTTACTGGGTACGAGGTAACGCCGCCCGACCTTGCCGCCGCCGTGGGCGATTCGTGCCTTACGGACGGCGTGAACGACCCTGAGAAGTTCGGGCAATGGATCGTGGAGACGTACCCCGATTCAGGCATCACTAGCACCGGCAAGCTTTACCGCCTTGATGACGCGCTGGGACGCGTGGACGCGGGCGCTATCGCGTTCGCGGGCATCCACAACGGAACCCTTGGCGACGCCGCATATAAGGGGCACGTCGTCATGATATGGCGGCACGATGACGCCGGCTATTGGGTGCGCGACCCGGCAAGCGGTGCCAATTCGGCGCGTGCCTTCTCGCGCGACGAGTTGGCACAAGCAAACCTTGTCTATTTCGTCTGCATGGAAAGGGGCAACAATGACGATGCAGGGAATTGACATTAGCAACCATCAGAACGGAATCAATCTCAACGTCTTGCCAATCACATTTGTTATCTGCAAGGCGACGCAGAACACGGGCTATATTTCGCCCGACTTCTACCGACAAGCCGAACAGGCGGTTACGCGCGGGCTTTGCTTGGGCGTCTACCACTATATCGGCGGCGGTGGCGTCGATGCGGAAGCAAATCATTTCGTGTCTCACATCAAGGCATACATTGGCAGGGCGGTTATTGCCCTTGACTGGGAGGAATACCAGAACAGCGCGTGGGGCAACACGTCATACCTTGATGCCCTCGCGGCAAAGGTCAAAGAGCTTACCGGCGTTGCGCCCATGATCTATTCAAGCAAGGCTTTCTTCCCATGGGGGATTGCCGACAATCGCGGCTGCTCGAAGTGGGTTGCGCAATACGCAAACATGAACCGAACCGGCTTGCAGGATAGCCCTTGGAACGAGGGCGCTTACAAGTGCGATGTTCGCCAATATTCGAGCCGTGGGCGCATCAGCGGTTGGAGCGCCAACCTTGACTTGAACAAGTCCTATATCGACGCGGCGGCATGGCAGCGCCTTGCAGCCGTCAACGGAAACGTGCAGCCCGCGCCGAAGCCTTCAGCGCCCGCAACGGGCATCGAGAACATGGACGTTCTAGACCTTGTGGCGGGCGTCTTCCGAGACGATTACGGCAAGGGTGAGACGCGCAGGCAGAAGTTGGGCAACCGCTACAACGAAGTTCAAACCATGGTCAACCACATTTGCAGCGCGTCGGATGAAGAGCTTGCAAAGGAGACGTGGGCGGGCAAGTACCGCAACGGAGAAGAGCGCAAGGCTATTCTTTCGTTCCGCTGGAAAGGCGTTATGGCGGTTATCAACGGTCACGTCAAGAGCGGCAAGACCTATACCGTCAAATCCGGCGACACGCTTTCCGGCATCGCGTCAAAGTTCGGAACGACCTATCAGAAGCTTGCCGCAAAGAACGGCATTGCGAACCCGAATCTTATCTATCCGGGTCAGGTTCTCAAAATCTAGCGCAAATACGGGGCACCCTGATAAGGGGTGCCCCGCTTTCGTGCGTTAGAAGGGCTTACAGCAAGCCGCCGAACTGGGCTTTTATATATCGCGCACAATCACGAACCAGTTACGGTTCACCTGCAAATAGCCGCACTTTAGCGTTATCGTGTAAGCGTTCGCGCTATTTCGCTTAGGCTCCACCATAGGAGAAATACACGAACTAGCCCGTTTCTGGGCTAGTTCGTGTCTATGCTTTGGCGGTGTGAAATCATCGCCGTAGTAATCGAAGGCAAAAAACAGCCTTATAACGTCACCGTCGATTTCGGCGGCGCGAATGAACATCTTCAAAATTTCTTGTGGCGTCAGATGTTCCGCCATTTCGTCAAGCCAACGCATTAGATCATCGTAGCTAGGTTTAGCCGATTCGTTGGCTTTCGCTATCTGGTACTGGGTTTCAAGGTCAGTCTTGCGTTCGCGCAATTCCTCAACCCTTTCTTTGCCACCCGGCGGCGCTATGCCGTCTTCTATGGCTTGCCAGATTCTTTCAAAGGCGTTGTCTATGCGCCGAATTTCCCCTTTTATCCTTTCGCTTTCAAGCGGCGTATCGTCTTCTTGCGACGCTTCATATTGCGCCATTCCGTAGGCGATGTTTTCTCTAATTTCGGGCTGCTTCACCGCTTGGCAGACCACATCGACAATGGCATCTTCCAAAATGTCGCGCCTGAAGGTACGCCCGCACTTGTTGCACTTGTAATAGGCGTATGTCTTGCCCGTGGCGCTTGTTCCGCTGGTTCCCGACAACGTGGCATCGCAGCAAGCGCACCAAAGCTTGCCGGTCAGCGGCCATTCTTGCGAACTGTCTATACGCCTATGCGGCTTATGGCGGCGCTTCAGAATGGATATGATCATGTCTTGTTCGGTCTTTGACCAGAACGCCGGCATTCCGCCATCAACGACAACGCCCGCATAAGAGTATGTGCCGCCGTTCTGAACCCTACGGAGAAGCTTTGTAGCCGTGTCCTGATTCAGCTGCTTGCCGTTGCGCGTGCGCATGGCAGAGACGCCGCGCACGACTTCAGCCATGGTTGACCCGCTAAGCAACATGTTCTTCATCTTGCGCAGCCAATAGGCTTCACGTTCGTTGACTTGGTAATAGCCGTCTACAATGTCCCACCCGTAGAGCGTGCGCCCGTTCGCCATGCACCTTTCAGCGTTCTTCTTTATGCCGTCCCTGATGCGTTCGCTATCAATGGCGCTTTCGTATTCGGCGAGCACTTCCAACATTCCGAGTTGAAGGACGCCGCTGGAACCGTCGGCGATTTCCTCACCTGCATAGAGGATTTCAACGCCCGCCTTTCGCAGCATGATACGTGCGAGCGCCATTTCATCGCGGTTGCGCATGATTCGGGTTATCTTGTAGATGACCACATAATCAAACAAGCCCGTTCGGGCATCTGCCATCATGCGTTGAAATTCGGCACGATCAGCGTTGCGCCCGGTCTTGGCATAATCCGCATAGGTGCGCACGACCTCAAGCCCATTTTCCTTGCAATAGGCGGTTGAGTTTTCAACTTGGATTTCGATTGATTCCGAGCGCTGGTTGTGCGACGAGAAGCGGGCGTATATAGCCGCGCGGTTCTTACTCATGCTAAAATCACTTCCAATAGCGAGCGCCGCAAAGCGCCCGGCTTTTTGATTAACCCCACGTGCGTTCTGCCAAGTTCCCGCGTGGGGATTTTTCTATTTACGTCCTTTTGCCACGAGAGCTAATAGCACACCTATAACGATGACGAGAATACCAACGATAAGAGAACCTGCAATAGCGATGAACAAGCCCACAACAACGCATAGGACGCTTACACCCACAAGCGCGGGCTTTGCCTTACCAAGCTGTTTATTCGTTACCTTATGTGCTGCTGGTTTTTGATTGACATGTTCACGCGTATTGCTTGGCTTGGCACTTTTAGCCGAATCGGCAGCATATCCGCTATAAACGATGTCTCTATATTCTTCATCGTCATAATCTGGGTAAGTATCGCCGAATTCATCTTCAATCATCTTTGGGCGGCGACGTGGTTCTTCAAACAATGGATCATCGAGAATTGACATATAGCAATGCGCTGTTGCCTTCACGTCAGCCAATGCGTCGTGCGCTCCAAAGTCTCGATAACCGTAATACGCGGCACAATCTATAAGCTTGCACCATTGCCATTCATCAAATTGCTGGTTCCATTCACCGTGAATTTTCGCGAATTCCTTCATAACGTCGAATGTTTGGCACTTTGGAATATCAAGACCTGCGGCACGCAAGCAGCCTAGGTCGAAATCTGCATTATAGGCAACGTATAGATTTGCAGAGCGGAATAGTGGTTCAATCTCACCCTTACGCTCTTCTATTGTCTGCTTGTCCTGCACCATGTCAGGGCTTATGCCGTTGATACTTTCAGCCTTAGACCAACGTTTGCGGTGCGATGGCTTGAACGTGTCATAGAAAAGAACATCTCCGGATAGGTTCATTACGGCGAGCGAAAGAACTTCATCATTTCCGCCAACGTCTGTTCCGGTGGTTTCAGTATCGAAGACGATTACATTCTTTGGGTCTAGTGTCATTAGATTTTCTTTGCGCGTCATTGTCAGCCTTTCAACTTGTGTATGAACTAACAGCACAACGACATATCTTTGATGACCTATTTATCTGGGTCTTCATAGGTCATTCTTGCCATTTCCTCAAGTGAGACGCCAAGCGCATCAGCAATTGCCTTTGCCTTGCCTAATGTTGGTTCCTTTGCCCTTCCGTGCAGCAGCGCATTAATAGTTGACCTTGGCGACCCGATTCTATGCGCGAGTTCGGCGGGCGTCATACCTTGCTTATCTAAGTAATATGCAAGCACCTTCCCGTACTCCATCGCACGCCCTTCATATCGTCCAAGTAATTGCACGTTTAAAGTATTGCACGGTACAAAGTTTTGTACAATACTAATGGCGTACAAAGTTTTGTACGCCATTAGGGGGGTGAATGTTGGCATGAATTTGCAAGAGAAGGTTGGGCAGTATGCCAAGGCAAAGGGAACAACGAAGAATGCAATAGCTGACGAACTCGGCATCAGCCGTTCGTCGTTCTTCAACAAGCTGAGAGGTTCATACGAATTCAGCTTTGGTGAAGCCTATAGGCTTTCGCGCATCCTCGGCGTGTCTCTGGATGACATTTATTTGCTCATGCAGCCTGAATCAAAGCAATAAGCGTTGCTAAAGCACTGCTTAAAGCGTTGCTAAAGCACTGCTTAAAGCGTTGCTAAAGCACTGCTTAAAGCGTTGCTAAAGCACTGCTTAAAGCGTTGCTAAACGGAATGGAGGGAGAAATTGAATGAAAGCAATTATGACAACCAGAGGTTTAACCAATGGTTATAACGTTCGTCGTAGACCAACGCCGCGAACACCAAGACGCGACGCAGAAGGCTTTCTTTCACAGCCTTACGGACGCTATGAATTGCCGGAAAAAAGAAGCAACCGCACGGCTGGAACCCGCACGGTTGCATGTCAAAAACGCGGCACGCGATTTGACGAACCCATTATAACGCGGCAAAAGCTGAAGAAGGGTGCCTTATACATCCTTGCCGCGCTTACCCTTTCAGGCATTTTGCCTATGGCTGTTGCCGAGCTTCAAATCTGGGTTATGGACGCTTACGGCAACTTGGCTTTCCTAGCGTGCTTGGGTGCCGACGTGGCTTTGCTTTATGGGTTGGTGCGCCATGACCTATAAGACACCGAGCGACCCGGCAATCAACGTCGATGACTTCACGCAGCCGATAGAAGCCGTTGTGGCGCAGGAACGCGCCGCTACGTACCCGGTGCCGCTGAAAGCCCAAAGCGACGTTGATCTGTTCATTGATTGGCTCAAAGCCAACCCGAAGGCAGCGCATGAGATTGAAGCCGTTGCGCTTGGAATCGACGCGCGGGGCTTGCGCGTATCGACCAAGTACCTAATCGAGCGGATGCGCTACGAAGGGCGCTCAAAGCTTGTTGCAGTGCCTTACGTAGACCAATACGGCGTTGAACACGACTACTGCATCAACAACACCATTACGCCGCTTATGGCGCGTTGGCTGCTTTCGCTTCATCCCGAAATGCGGATTGTCACCCACAAATCAATGTTCGATGACCTCGAAAAGGAGATAGCAGAATGCCTAGGGAATCAGAAGAGATAGCGCACCGCATAGCAGTGCTTTTCGACTTTGCCGACGATGCGGAATGCACCATCGAGCTTAGGAACATGGGCACCGGCGAGACAATCAAGCCAGATGTTAAGGCGGTTAAAGCCGGTCTTCTCGCGGGCTTGGCGGCTGCAAGCGTCATTGCAGATGACGTGATGAACGACGAAGAGACACCAATTGAAGAAACGTACAAGTACACGGTTGGCGCGGCTGGCAAGACCTACATAGAAATGATGCTCAAAGAATTGGGCGCGATGAATCATGACTAGCGCAGCGACCGACGCCGTGGCGGCGCTTGCCATGAAGCCAATGAAGTTCTTCCCTCACGATTCCAACGCGTCAGCAGACATTAAATGCCAACGGCTCATTAGGCGCATGGGCTATGAGGGTTACGGGCGTTGGTGGCGCTTGTGCGAGTACCTAGCGGCGAGCGACGGGCACGCGATGCCTTTCAAGACCGACGAAGACAAGCTGATTCTTGGCGGCGTCTTGGGGTTCGACCACAACAGTTTCGAGGAAATGATAACCATCGAGGAAACCACAGCTTTTATCAACGGTTTGCTCGAAATCGGACTGGTTCAGCAGTCAGACGCCGGCGAAATCTACAGCGAACGCATATTTGAAAACTCACTCTACTTTGGGCGCAAACGCGCAGCTGGGCGCATGGGCGGAAGACCGAGGAAGAGCGACGGACAAGAAGAGTAGACGAACCGAGAGCAAGGGAGAAAGCACCATGAAAACCATTGCTAAAGCTTTGGTATCCGGTCTGTTTAAGCAATTAAACAAAACAAAACAAGACTAGACGGTTTGGTTTGGTTCCTAAACCAAACCAAACCAAACCGTCGTGCTTGTTAGTCAACGTAACAAGCAAGTCTTTCTTCCTTGGTTCTTCCTTCTTTGAAATCAACAGAGTTTTCAACACGTTTTCCACCAAGTTTTCAACAATCGCAAAGGAGCGATGAAATGATTGCTTCAACCAAGCTGACGCGCGACCAATGCCGCAAAGCCTTTGGCGACAACCTCACATATCGAGACGTGACGCCAAACGACATTCGAGCGCTTCAAGGCTTCTTGTGCATCGAGTACGCACAGCATGAGCGCAACGGCGAGCACATGGAGATGCAGCCTTCCTACCGCAAGAAGACCGAGCCGCAAATCACCGTATCGGAGAAGACAGGCAGAAGCATTCAAAGCGCCTTCTTGTTCGTGTCCGGCTTCTACTTCCACGGAAGGGAAGCAATCAGCTTCAACGAAGATGGCTATATCGGCTTTGCCGGCTGGGCTGATGACACGAACATACAGCCTTTCTTGCGTGCCTTCATGCGGTGGCTTGTCGAGTGGATGGGCATCAGGCGCGTTGCCTATCGTTCGGCTTCCGCAAACGCCCTTGCTTCCGGTCTTGCGCCGGCTTGCTAGGGGGCGGACGCGATGACTGCTGATTTCAGGATGCCGAACTACCAGACGCGCGAGGGCTTCATTGAGACGATCAGGCAAGCGGGCGAGTACATCGCAGACCATGCCGAAAACCTTCTTGGGGAGTACCCATCGCTTCTAAGCGAGATGGATATAACGGCGCGGTTCCGCTTTGACGAAGTGCCGACTATCGAGGTTCGCCGCGAGCACATCAGTTGCGAGATAGCGCAATACCCGACAGTGATTAGACGCAATGAGAAGCCTTTAGAGCGCCGCAATTCGCAAAACGGGACAAGATACCCACAAAGGGGCGGAAAAGTAGCGCAGAAACGAATCTAGGCGGCAATGCGGGCATTTCTGACACTTACGGAGTGAGCGGAATTTGAAGAACAAAAGTGACTATCGCGACGTGTGCGGAATCTGCAAGCACATTCACCGCGATTTGAAGCGAGAGAGAAGGCAAGCCGAGCTTTACCCATGGCTTGAAGGTTTCGAGATCTGGAAGTGCAGCGTCTACGGAATCAGGGTCGAGCCTTTCGACAGCCCAAACAACTGCTGTAGCGCCGCGTGTGGGTGTACGGAATTCGACCCGAAGAGACAGAGGAAGGAACGGAAGCATGTTGGCTAACGAGAGCCGCTATCACAAGCGCTGGACGCGAGAAGAGGTTGTGACATTGCGCGAAGCGTGGGGGCACGGGCGCGACTGGCAAGGCTGGGAGCACGTGTTGCCGGGGCGCGAATGGTGCGCGATAGAGCGCAAGGCAAAGGCGCTTGGATTGGAGGGCGGAATCATGGAGAGCAGGGACGGAACGAGCATCGAAGAGATAGTGGGCGAATGGCTGAGGGCTAACCACTATGACGGGCTTTGCAACCCTGATGCCGAATGCGGCTGTTCGCTTGATGACCTGATGCCGTGCGGCGAGCCTAATCCGTCGGGGTGCTTGTGCGGCTATGAGGTTCCGGCACCCGATGGCACCGATGACCAATGGTTCAGCGTGAGCAGCGACGAGCAGAACGAGCCTTCAGACACGTTGGAGAACGCCACACGCGACCTTTACGCGTTTGCTGACGAAGCAATCAACACGGGACACCATACCAAGCCGAAAGCGGCGCTAGAGGGCTTCAGAATCCGCCTTGCCGCGTTGGGGGTGAACGTCGATGAATGATGCGGAAGACGCCCTGAAGCTGTTTGCGTTCGTGCTTCTCACTCTTGCCGGTACGCCTTTCGTTTCGCTGTGGGTGATGACCGATGAACGCCGATGACGAAGCGACGGAACCCACGCCGCAAGAGCTGTTCAAAAGCTGGGGCGGAAGCATCGAACTTAAAGCCACGTTCGTTAACAAACCATTGCTAAAAGCACTGGTTAAAGAGAGCAAGAGAAGGAAGGAACAAGCCAACAATGACGATCAAACTCAATGATTTAAGCGACGCCGACATGAAGGCAGTTGACAGCTTTATCAAAACCCAAAAGAGATTCCATGATATGGGCTGGTCGATGGCTGAAGCCGACAAGAAACGCAAGGCAAACAATGTCGTGTCGCATCCGTCCCATTACGCAAGCGGTGGCATCGAATGCAAAGATGCCATGGCGGCGGCTATGGCACCCGGCTATGACTTTGACCCGATGGAAGGCGCGGAATTTTTAAGGCTAACGCCGATGGCGTTCTACTGGTGGGGTTGCGCCTTCAAATACCTTTGGCGCTGGGACAAGAAGAACGGCGTCGAAGACTTGCAGAAGTGCAAGCAGTGCATTGATTTTCTTATCGAAGAAATAGGCAAGGAATGAGCCGCAAAGGAGCGGTTGCGGTTGTGATTTCCGCCGCCGCGCTTGCTTTGTTCCTTGTCTGGTTGGCAATCGAGCAATTAAGGCTATTTGTTCTCGCAATCGCTTTCGCGGTTGCAGCCGTCACAACGTTTTAGGGGTGTTCCATGAACTCGAAGACCATTGAAAACAACTTGTCATACCACGCGCCAAACCAAGACCAAATCGAGCTTTACGAGGAAATCAGGTCACAAGCCAAGGGCTTTGCGCTAACCATCCTGAAGGATTGCCCGGAAAGCCGCGAGCGTTCGTTGGCGAACACGAAGCTTGAAGAATGCATCATGTGGGCTAACGCGGCGATAGCACGCAACAACGGTGATCAGAAATGAACCGTGGGTGCTTGGCAATCGTGCTGCTTTTTGCGGCAGTTCCTATCGGCGTTGGAATCGGCGTCGGCATCTTCAACGGCGTTTGGTTCGGGCTGCTTGCCTATGTGCTGACGTGCCTTGTTTCGTGCCTTGTTACGGCATACGCAATCGGGAAGGCTGTTAAAAATGGCTGGCGTTAAGGTCAAGTGGGACGCAAGGCGCGGCGTCTGGGTTGCGCGTCTGTTCATCGGGCGAACCGATGACGGAAGGAAGGTCGAGAAGCAACGCGACCTTCCGACAGCCGAGACGGAAGAACAAGCAATCAAGCTTGCGGAAGCGTGGAAGTCTGACCTAACCGCCAACGGTCTTCTCGATAGCGCCTTGCTTGTTGACCTGCTTAACGGGTTCATAGACATGCGTTCACGTAACGGCTATTCGCCAAACAGCGTGCGTGCCTACAAAAGGTTTACAAGATACGTTGCCAAGGTTGCCAAGTACCTTCCGAGCGTCAACGCCCGCGACGTAAGCAGCTTTGATCTATCGCGCTTTGAGCAAAGGTTGCTCACGCCGAAGGACGCCGGCGGGCAAGGCTTGTCGCAAAACAGCGTTCGCGGCGTGCATGACTTCCTTAACGCCGCATTCACCTTCTTTGTGAGGATGAAGGTTTGCGATTCAAACCCGCTGCTAAGCGTCGATAAGCCGAAACTTGTTCACCATGAAGCGCAAGCGCTGAACATAGGTGATTTCAGGGCGATTGAAGCACAGCTTAAAGCATTGCTTAAACCTTCCATTATAGACGCGCACACGTACAGAAATGCAATGAACGCGTTTGCCGCTTGGATGGCGCTTGCAACCGGGATGCGTTGCGGCGAGGTGTGCGCCGTGCGCAACCGCGACTATTCCAAGGAGAAGCAAGAGAACAAGAAGCCGCAAATCCTTGTCGGCGGCACCGTGATTGAAGAGACGGGCAAGAAGCCGTATAGGCGCGACGTTACGAAGGGGCGCAGGTCAAGACCGGTCAGCCTTAGCAAGTCGGACATTGAGACGATAGACGGCTTCATAAGGCTTAGAACGTCGTTCTGTGGCGAGCTTCCGCAAGACGCGCCACTTGTGACGTTCGACGGCGGCTATTGCAGACCGACAGCCATTTCAAAGGCATTCAAGCGCCTTGCCATGAACACCGCCATGCCGAAGGGCTTCACGTTCCACGATCTAAGGCATACGCACGCGACATGGCTACTTACGCATGGCGTTGACATTCAAACCGTTTCCGAGCGCTTGGGGCATAGGGACGTGGCAACCACGTTGCGAATCTATGCGCACGTGTTGCCGGGGCGCGACGAGTACGCAGCGACGGTGTTTGAAAAAGCCGTCAACGATGCGATGGCAAGCGCTGAAAGTGTGTCGGGATGAAGTCGGGATGGCGCTTTTCGGCGCATGGCAGGGAGCCACCGTTAACGCGCAGGTGCGACACGGAAAACGCGCCGCCATGAAAGGGCTAGTGGCAGATAAGAAGTAATTATCAGGAAGACGTGAAAAAGGGCGGTGAAATGGATCAGACCGAGGGCGAAATCAGACCGAGCGAAACCCACCTATCAAAGGAAATGCAAGCGCTCATGGATAGGACGCACGAAGCGTTGAAGAAGAAGTGGGCGAACGAAAAGCAGGAAGCGCAAACGGTCTATGAGATTGCCATTCCCGCACAGACGCTAACCATCATCGGCACAGAAGACGCGGCCTATGCACTCAACCACCTAAAGGCGTTGAAGGTGAAGGGCACGTATCGAATCACGAAACAATAGAGAAGGGATTGAACATGCTACCCGAACTGACCAAGGAACAAAGGCTTGCCAACCTCGATAAGAGCATGGAGCTACGCAGGGCACGCGCCGAAATCCGCAACCAGCTTAAATTGCGCGTAACCACGGGCGGCACGTCAGTTCTCACCTTTTCCGTTGCCGTCAATGAGCGCCGCCGACAGTCTGACGGCACCTATAAGGACAAGGCGAATTGGATTGATTGCGTGATGTTCGGCAAGCGTGCCGAGGGCATACAGCCTTACTTGCGCCGTGGCTCGAAGCTTTCATTGACCGGACGCCTTAGCCAAAACAAATACGAGCACGACGGCAAGACCTACAGCCGCATTGAAGTGATCGTGGACGAAGTAGAGCTGATGAACACGCGCCGCGAATCGCAGCAGAGCGAACCGGCACCGGCACAGCCAAGCGCCGACGTTGCCGACGCAGACATTCCGTTCTAAGGGGGTTGGCAATGGAGTGTTTCGTTAGCGGAAGATGTACGGGCAAGACGTGGCACCTAATCAACCTTTCGCATGACACGGGCTTAACGATCGTTGTGCGTAACGAGAGGGCGGCAAGGGCAATCGAGCTTCAGGCACGCAAGATGGGCAAGCCGATTCCAAAGCCCATTTCATATGTGCGTCTAGCGGCAAGACCTATCCCAAATCAACGCGTGCTTGTTGACGAAGCGCAAGGCGTTTTGGATGACGCGTTGAGGGCGCACGTTGTTGCCGCTTCCATTGACGGCGATGTGCTCACAAGCGCAAATCCTGCAATCGGTCGAATGGGTCTTCTAGAGCTTATGCGCACATGGCGAAAGGCGCGAAAGCTGGTGAAGGGGCGCGTCGATGATTGAGGATTGCGAAAACAGGGGCGAGGTTGTCGGCGGCAAGAAATGCTTCTGCAAGCCATGGAAGCTTTGGACGAACTGCCTTGAAGTTGGCTATTGCGTTTGGGAAAAGCTAAGGCACGACGATGACCAACCAACGCTATTCGATTTGGAGGAAGAGGAATGCAGGGAAGAAGATTGAACGTGCGCATGAACGAGGGCATGGAAGCGCCGGCATACGCGCACAAGGGCGACGCGGGGCTAGACTTGCGAATCACGGAAGCCGTCACACTCGAATCGCTCGAACGCAAGACGGTTGGTTGCGGCATCGCGGTTGAGATACCGGAGGGATGCGTTGGGCTGCTGTTCCCTCGAAGCGGGCTTGCGAGTAAGCAGGGAATCGCGCTTGCAAACGGCGTCGGTGTCATTGATAGCGGATACCGTGGAGAGATCGGCGTACCGCTCATTAACGAGGGATACAAAGCCGTCACGCTCGAAGCGGGTACGCGCGTTTGCCAGCTTGTCGTTATGCCGTATGTGCCTTGCACCGTTGTTCAGGTGGACGAGCTGGAAGAGACGGAGCGCGGCGCGGGCGGCTTTGGCAGCACCGGCGTTAGGTAGCGGCTATGTTGGCGCAAGATTATTTCGAGCAGATACGCGACACGGTAAACGAGATAGCACGCACGGAAGAAATGCTTGCAGCGCTGAAGGCAAGGGAAGGCATGAAGGGCATCAGCTATGAACCGCACTACGGCGGCGGTTGTGCGGGCGACGCTATGGACGCAATCAACCGCCGCATTGAGTTGCAAGAGAGATTGGCAATGCGCGTCGAGGATGCCACAAAGGTTCTGGACGAAGCGACCGCGCTACTGTACGGCGAGGACAACCACGGCGGGTTAGCCAAGCTGAAGGGCAACCGATATGCCGACGTGCTTTGCATGGCATATCTTCAGGCGATGCCATGGAAGGAAGTTGCCGACGTAATGAGCTGTTCGCCCAAATGGTGCCATGAGTTGGCGGGCGCGGCATTCCGCTACATCGACAAGGAAGGATTCGCCAAAGTGCGCACCGCATGAAAATTGGTACTTCCCTTCAGTTCCGCTTCTGTGCTAAAGTTCGCTACGGTGGCATAGGTCACAAGAGGGCACACGGCTTGAAACCGTGTGCCTTTTTCTTTAGGCGGTGTGCATCATGGCTAAGCCTTTCAGCTATGCGTTCTACCATTCGAGCGCGTGGGCCAAAGCCCGCGAATCTGCGTTGATCAGAGACAACCACCTTTGCCAACGCTGCTTAGCCAACGGAGATATAACGCTGGCGACCATGGTTCACCATATCCAAGAGCTGACGCCGGACAACATCAACGACTCAAACATTACGTGCGGGCTTGATAACCTGATAAGCCTTTGCGACCGGTGCCACAAGATAACGCACGGCTGGGCGCGAGACGGAGCCACAAGGCAAGGGCTTGCGTTTGACAGCGACGGCAATTTAATCTGCCTGAGTGAGTGAGACAACGCAACACAACGCAACGCAACACAAAAAATTTCTGACACAAAACCGCAGGTAAACGCAACGCAGCATCCCCCCGATTCAAAAACAACGCTTGATGCCTAGGGCACCAACGCCGGGAGGTAAATTCTTGCGCGTGCCGGATTTTCAAAGGGGGGTGGTCTTGTGAAATCAAAGAAAGTGTGCGATAGTTCGCAAGTTTCGGCAAAAATCGACACAAGTTCAAAAAAGTGCAAGCCGCCCGCCACGCAAGCACGCGTCGATTCGGAGTTGCGCAAGCTTCAGCGCATAACGAAAGACGCCATACCGGACGAGAAGCGCAACGTTGTGCTTAGCATGTTGCCGAATCTGGCATTTATGAAAGTGAAGCTGGACGAAGCCCGCAAAGAGCTGATGAATGAGCACATCGTTTGCGAGTACGACAACGGCGGAGGGCAAACGGGATTGCGCGAGCATCCGGGCTTTGTCGCCTATAACAAGCTATTCACTACGTTTCAAAGGGGCATAAAGCAGCTTTGCGATCTAATGCCAGCGGGCGCAAGCGCTGCTGATGCCCTGACGGAATACCTAGCAGAAACGCGGTATGACTAAGCCGCGCAAGGCTGGGCGTTGCGAACGTGCCATAAGGTCTTATTTCGGCGGTATCAAAGACGGCTCAATCACGGCTTGCCGCAAGATGAAGCAGGTTGCCGAAATCGTCTTGCGCGACATGGATAACAAAGACCCGCTTTATCCGTATCACTTCCGCGAGGAATACGCAGAGAAGCACGTCGGCTTCATCGAACGATTTTGCCGGCTTCCTTCCGGCAAGCTTGGGCACGCCTTCAACCTAGAGCTATTCCAACTTGCCATTCTTTCAGTGATTTTCGGGTTCGTTGATGCCGAGGGCTTGCGGCAATACCGTGAAGTGCTGTGGATCATGGGAAGGAAGAACGGCAAGACGGCGCTTGCGTCTGCAATCGAGCTTGATTTGCTGGTAAACGATGACGAGGGCGCACCGGAAATCTACAACGTGGCAACCGCCCATGACCAAGCGGCAAAGGGATTCAACAACGCCTTGCGAATGGTCAAGACTTCACCGGCGCTGGCAAAGCACGTGCGGAAGTGCGTTGCTGATTTGTACTGTGATTTGAACATGGGCGTCATTCGCGCCCTTGCGGCTAACACCAACCACCTAGACGGCTTGGACGTGTCGGGCGCAATCATTGACGAGCTGGGCGCGATGCGCAACCGCGACTTGTACGACCTGACCATTCAAGGCACATCGGCGCGACGCCAACCGCTGGTTCTGGAGATCACAACCAACGGCTTTGTCCGTGCGGGCATCTTTGACGCGCAATACAAATACGCGGCAAATTGGCTGGACGGCAAGGCAACCGGCGTCGATGCAGAGCACTTCATTGCGTTTGTGTACGAGCTGGACGAACGGGAGGAATGGGAAAATGAAGCGGCTTGGTACAAAGCCAACCCCGGCTTAGGGAAAATCAAGTCTCTAGCGGCGCTGAAGAAGAACGTTGCAAAGGCAAAGAACGATCCTACCTTCTTGCCGACGCTGCTTGTGAAAGACTTCAACTTGATTGAGAACCAAAGCCAAGCTTGGCTAACGTGGTCTGAGATTCACAACGCGGCCACGTTCGACCCGGCGGACGGCTTCAAGTACGGAATCCTTGGCGTGGACGCATCCGACACGACCGACCTAACGGCGGCGTGCATGTTGATGAAGCGCCCGAACGACGAAAACATCTATGCAATGCACATGGCATGGATACCGGAACGCGCGTTGGAGCAAGCCGAGCGCGAGGGACGGCGCGGCGGGCGTGACGGCGTGCCCTACGATGCTTGGATTGCGAACGGCTACCTACGCACGTGCGCAACGCCAATCATCGACAAGCGCGTTGTCCTCGAATGGGTTCAAGAGATTCAGGACAAGTACGGCATATATGCCGCCGCGTGCGGCTATGACCCGTGGCACATGCGAGACGTTCCGACCGTCGAAGCATACGAAGGCTATTTCGGTGCCGACTACTTCAGGCGCGTTGTTCAGGGCGCACAGACCCTATCAATGCCCATGAAGGAACTTAGAGCGCTTTACCGCGAAAACAAGATTGTCGATAACGCGAACCCTATTGCGGAATGGTGCCGCTCGAACGTGGCTGTACGTAGTGACGCCAACGGCAACATTGCGCCTGACAAGAAGAACCAAGACCCGCGCAACCGAATTGACGCTTGGGCGGCTGAGTGTGATGCGTTCGTTGTCCTAAAGGACATGGCGGACGAATACCAATCAATGATAGGGGGTTAGACGTGGCAAGAGTGAAAAGGCGTCGGCGCTTGCGTTCGATGTTCGACGCAGTGTTTCACCGCCCACAGGTCAAGGCGGTTAACGGCTACTTTTCGACGTTCACCGCCTACCAGCCGAGCTTCACGACGTGGACGGGCGGAATCTACGAAGCAGAGCTTACGCGTTCAATCATCGAGAGCGGCGCGAACCACGCTTCAAAGCTGAAGCCGGAAATCCAAGGCGTGGCGCAAAGCCAAGCCACGGCGTCTTTGAGGTACCAGCCCAACCCATGGATGACAACACCGCAATTCATCAAGCGCATCTATACGATGCTGCAAGTCAACGATACGGCGCTGATCATCCCGATTTTTGCGGAAGACAACGTTACGCAGGTTGGCTATTACCCCGTGTTGCCGAACAGCTGCACGGCGTATGACGTGGACGGCGAACTTTGGCTAGGACTTGACTTCCCTACCGGTCAGACCGTCTATGTCGAGTGGTCAAGGTGCGGCGTGATGACGCGGCACCAATACCGTTCCGACCTGTTCGGAGATGGCACTAACGTTCTAAATCCGACGCTTGAACTGCTCCACGCGCAGAACGAGGGCGAGCAGAACGCAATCAAGCAAGGTGCCTTCATCCGCTTCATCGGCAAGCTTTCGCAGAACCGCAACGACGAAGACAAGGAGAAGGCAAAGAACGACTTCAACCGGCAGCTTTCCCCTGAGAATTCGGGCGGCATCGCCGTGTACGACCGGTTGTTCGATGACGTGCAGCAGATTACGCCGTCGAGCTACACCGTTGACGCCGAACAGATGGAGCGCATAGAGAAGGCGGCATACCGCTTCTTCGGCATGTCTGAAGACGTGGTGCTAAACCGTGCCGACGAAGAGACTTACAACGCCTTCTATGAGGGCAACATTGAGACGTTCGCCGTACAGCTTGGGTTCGTGCTAACGACGATGACCTTCACCAAGACCGAGATTGCCCACGGAAACGAAATCATGTTTTCGGCAAACCGGTTGGAGTTCGCAAGCAACGCAACCAAGCTGAACGTTGCTACGGCGATGTTCGACCGTGGAGTTTTCAGCGGCAACCAAGTAGCCGACATATTCCAATCGCCGCACTATGACGGCGGCGAACGCCACGTGATACGCGGCGAGTACATCGACCTTGACTTGATCAGCGAGCACACGGCGGAAGCGGCGGCGGAAGCAGCCGAGACGAACGCCAACATTGCCATTTCAGACCAGCTAGGAAACACGGCAAGCAACACGAACGAGGGGGCAGACGATGCCAGCGAAACCGAATGAAAGGCAGTATCGCGCACTAACGACGGCGCTTGCGCCGGTCAAGCGTGCCGAGGTCACGACCGAGGAACCAAAGAAGCGGTTTGATTCCGATTACTACGTAGAGGGCTACGCATCGACCTTCAACGACCCTTATGTGCTGTTCGAGGATTGGGACGGCAACAAATACAGCGAGGTTATCAGCCCCGATGCCTTCCGCGATGCCGACATGTCCGACGTGATTATGCAGTTCGACCATGAGGGGCGCGTATACGCCCGCATGAGCAACAGCACGTTGATTGTCGAGCCTGACGAACACGGCTTGTTCATCGCCGCCGACCTTTCGCGCAGCCAAGCGGCACGCGACCTTTACGAGGAAATCGAAGCTGGGCTTATCACGCGCATGTCATGGGCTTTCACCGTGGCTGCTGACGAGTACGACCGTGAGACGCGCACGGACACAATCACGCGCATCAAGAAGGTTTTCGACGTGTCGGCGGTGAGCCTTCCGGCTGACCCCAACACCGAGATAAGCGCACGCAACCTGCTTAACGGAGAGATTGAGCGGACGCGCAAGGAGATTGCGCGGCGGCGCATGACGCACGCGAGGGCGTGCGCCGTAATGGCAATTGCGAATGCAAAGAGAGGTTAGAAAATGAATCTGGACGATCTGCTTACCGAGCTTCAGGCACTCATTGACAAGTACGCCGACGGCACGCCCGAGGGCACCACGGATGACGAGGCGCAGCAGGACGAAGAGCGCATGGCTACGCTCACGCAGGAGATTGAGCGCATCACCACCGAGAAGGAGAACGCCCGCACCGCCCGCGCTACCGCGCTGACGAACGCCCGTTCTGCCATTGAGAGCGGCAAGGCTGCTGTTGTCTCCAACGTCCCGCTTGCACGCAGCGCGAGCGCCACGGGCGGCGTGGTCTACGACAAGACCGATTACAAGGCGGCTTACCGCCGCGCTTGGGTGAAGGACGTTGCGACGCGCGGCGGCATTCAGCTTGCCGACGGCAACGAGCTGAACACCGTTGAGCGTGCGGCATTCACCCATACGACCGGCAACACCGACAGCGTTGTGCCCAAGGAGATTCAGGACGAGATTATCAGCCTGATTGACAACACGGCGGTTCTGTTCGGCGACGCTTCCCGCTCGAACCTGAAGAACCAGTTTGAGATTGTGCGCCATAAGGCTATTGCCGCCGGCGACGCCGGAAAGACCGACGAGGGCGCGGCACCCGCCGACGAGCAGAACAGCTTTGACACCATTTCCCTTGTGGGCGAGGAGATCAAGAAGACCGTCAAAATGTCCCGCAAGATGGCTGTTCAGTCCATGGACGGTTTCGAGCAGTACATCATCAACGAGGTTGCCGCCCGCCTTTCCGTTGCGGCTAACGCCTTCTGCCATGATCGGCTTGCAGACGCTACGCTTGGCATTGCCACGGCGAACAAGATTACCAGCGCGGGCGTTAAGAAGCTTTCCAAGGCTGACATTACCAAGGCGCTTTCCCTGCTGAAGACCTTTGGCAACCCCGCCGCAAAGGGCGCTATCTTCTATGGCAATTCAGATATGATCTGGAACTACCTTGCCATGATTGAGGACGGCAACAACCGTTCCTATTTCGTGGACGAGAAGACCGACGACCCGGCAGTGCAGGGACGCATTTTTGGCAAGCTTGTGAAGCAGGATGATTCGATGGCAGACGGCACGCTTCTTGTCGGCTATCCCGACCTGCTGAAGGGCAACGTCTTTGACGGCATCGACGTTCAGGGCTAC